TTAGATTTCATGCAGGCTAACAAAAATAAACTGCGTGAATTATCACTACGTATGGCACTTAAGATAGCTGATTTGGTTAAGGTGTCACCAAGCAATTGGCGTCTGCTCGCCGAGTCCACTGTGATGAAGCGTGTATAAATAGTTACATAGTAGTGCTTTTCAGGGAGCGATTTGCTCCCTTTTTTCCTTACTACTTGAATAATTATTTTAGATATGATACATTGTTATAATGAAAAACTTTCGTAATAAAGAAGAGGTATTGGTAATTTTTTTAACCAATACATTACGCCTTAACAAGTACGATCAAAAGTTTTTGTCTAATTTATCAATACTACTTTCCAAAAATAATTATGTAACAACTAATCAAAATGATCTGTTTAATAAATTATTACTTAAGTACAAACGTCAATTGAGTAAAAACAACGTGGATTATAAGGTAGCAACAGCATTAAATTGGAATACCAAGCTGGTTGAGAGTTCGGATGAATATACACAAGCATATCTTTCAATAACCAACAATATGTATAAATTACGTATTCCTTTTAACAAAAAATGTATTGAAAAATTACGAGATATTGATAAGCATCAGAACCTTATTTGGAATAGTAAAGACAAGTGTTATTATGCTGATATTTCTACAGAGACATTAAAAATAATAACAACAATTGTCCCACAATTTTATCCACTTAATCTTAGCGCAGAACTAAAGGCAACATTAAGTGCTTTATCAGTATATAATGAAATAAAGATTTGGAATCCAACTTTAGTTAAAATAAAAGATTGGTATTTTATAGCCGCTAGTAATGAATCACTTGATATAGCAATTAAAGAATATAAATTAAGCAATGACCCTAATTTACTGTTTAAATTAAGTAGATATGGAATAACAATTGATAAATCTGTGACCTTAAACGATCCATTCTTTGAGTTTGCAGGTAAATACAGTGTTACAATTGATATTGATGATATGTATATTTTACAATATTATTGTAAATTGTTAGGTATTAAAAATGTTATATGCCATTCACGTATGTCAAGAATACCCGAAATTAAGAAGCAAATTGATGATGTATTAAAAATAAATGGATTAAACATATATTTTGAACATACAAATGTAAATACAAGTTCCAAACAATATGATGGTGCTAGTATTTTTTTGTATCATGGAACTAATGAATATATCAAGTATATGTACCTTATGAGATTTAATATATCAAAAATTGTTGGCATAGTTAACAATAGGCCCGTTAAAGTAAAATGAAAAAATGTAAAATTATTATTAAGGACGAGGTCAATGCTAAGATTGTTGATTTAGAATTAGACACACGTAAGTTGTTAGTTAAGAAATTTGAATTTGAAGTTCCAGGTGCACGTTTTTTACCCAGTGTAAAATTGGGACGTTGGAATGGTAAATCAAGTTACTTCAGTATAAGTGGTGCTACTTACATAAACTTGTTGGAAGAAATCCTACCAATACTAGATCAACACAATTACACAATTGATTTAGAAGATTTACGCAATTACAACAACACCTTCAACTTCAAAAAAGTGTCCGCAAATACGTTCAGCCAACAAGTATGGCCCAAAGGTCATGTTGCAGAAGGCCAACCTATTATATTACGTGATTATCAAGTAGAAATTATAAACAACTTTCTGTCTAATCCACAAGCATTGCAAGAGATTGCTACTGGAGCAGGCAAAACGATCATGACTGCTGCATTAAGTAAATTGGTAGAAAATTATGGGCGTAGTATTGTTATTGTTCCTAATAAAAGTTTGGTAACACAAACCGAAGAAGACTATATTAATATGGGTCTTGATGTTGGGGTATACTTTGGAGATCGCAAAGAATATGGAAAACAACACACAATTTGTACATGGCAAAGCCTTAATAATTTATTAAAGGATACCAAAAATGGAGTTGCTGATATTACAATCAGTGAATTTTTAGACAACGTTATTTGTGTTATAGTAGATGAAGTGCATATGGCAAAGGCTGATGCACTTAAGCAGTTACTTACCAGTGTGATGTCCACAATTCCAATACGATGGGGGTTGACTGGTACTGTTCCTAAAGCTGACCATGATAGATTGAGTATTATTGTAAGCATTGGTCCAGTCATTAACAAACTTGCTGCTGCTGAGTTGCAAGAGAAGGGTGTATTAGCCAAGTGCCACGTTAATATTGTGCAATTAAAAGATGATGTAGAGTTTAAGAATTACCAAAATGAGTTAAAACACTTATTAGAGAGTGAACCAAGAATTAATACTATAGCAGGATTAATTAGTAAAATTAGTGATTCAGGTAATACATTGGTATTAGTTGACAGAGTATTACCAGGTAGACAATTAGTACAGAAAATACCTGATAGTGTTTTTATAAGCGGCGAAACGAAATTGGTTGAAAGGAAAGAAGAATATGACGAAGTGGCAACGAGTCAAAATAAAGTCATCGTCGCAACCTACGGTGTGGCAGCAGTTGGCATCAATATTCCTCGCATTTTTAATTTGGTTCTTATTGAGCCTGGCAAGTCCTTTGTTCGTGTTATACAAAGTATTGGCAGGGGCATACGTAAAGCTGAAGACAAAGATTTTGTACAAATTTGGGATATAACAAGTAATTGTAAGTTCAGTAAACGTCACTTAACACAACGTAAAACGTTTTATAATGAAGCAAATTATCCCTTTTCATTAGAAAAGCTTAGTTATTAATTGACAAAACTATAAAAGAGTGTTACAATACTAAAATGCGAATACTACTACTTGATGATGTTAGTTATAACCTGGAAACATTGCCAGAAGAAATAGATGATTTAAGATTTTCTATACTTGATAATAGTAACACAAATAATGTTGATTATTATTTTATACCATTAGTATTTTTAGAATCATTTAATAGTCCAGCTTTAGTTTTACAAATAGGTAATCGTACTATAAAAATGCCTGTAGATTGGCAAATATTGATTGGCGAAAAAGATCATGGTGATTTAGAAACATTGCCCTTATCAAGTTTAAATGATCGTGGCTTTAGCGCATTTCAATTTAATCCTATAAGCAGTTTTAGTCCAAACTTCTTGCCCATTGAAATCATTGACATATATAATGATGTAACTTGGTATGCTCCTAGGTTACGTAATGGACAATTTTTATGTGTACCTATTGAAGACGGTCCTAAGCCACGATGTGTTTATTTTGTAAAAGAAATTAGTAGAAATTGTGAAATAGTAGATTATAGTCAAGTTTTCTAATGAAGAAAAATACTGAACCACAAAATAAACTAGACAATGACTTTGATTTATTTGAAGCCATTGCTGCTATTGATAAAAAAGATTATGGCTATTATGATAGATTAACTGAAGAACAAAAAAAGAAGTTTGTCCCTTTTATGCTTATACATTGGATAAGCGCAGTAAAAGGAAGTCGTGATTTACAGGGTTACTATATTATGAGTACTGAGCATCACGCCAATAAATATTTTTTCAATGAACATATACAAAAGAATCCTAAACTACAATGGCTAATGTTGTGTGCAAGTAGTCCTGGAATCGGTAAACAATTCCATCAATATATCCCACATATCAGAGATAAAGTTGCAACATTACGTGAAGAAGCAAAAAATAAAGAAATCATTGACTATTACAAAAAAATATACAAAACAGATACAGAAACACTAACTGAGTTAAGTAACGTATATGTAATTAATCAAAAACGTAAAGTATATTTGGCAAAGAAATTTCCACATCTTAAAATAGATGACATTGAGTTACTCAACGAATTAATTAGTGATAAAGACATTGAGCAGTATGAAAGAGACAGTGGAAACTAAACCAATTTATGGTTGTGAGTTTTGTAATCGTACTTTTATAAAAGAAACTACCATTGCAAAACATATATGTGAGTATAAACATCGTTGGCAAGAAAAAGACAAACGTGGAAATCAAATTGGTTTCCAAGGATGGTTACATTTTTACAAAAAGAATACCATTAGTGAGAAAAAAAGAAGTTACTTAGATTTTATTAAAAGCAGTTATTATACTGCATTTGCAAAGTTTGGTACATACTGTGTAGAAGCCAACGTAGTAAATGTTCAACGTTATATAGATTGGTTGTTAAAAAACAAAATACGAATTGATGTTTGGAATACTGACAGTTCATATACCAAATTTTTAATTGAATATTTGCGTAGTGAAGATCCATTAGATGCGATACATCGTAGTGTAGAATATACAATTAAGTTAGGCAATGAAGAAGGTATATTACCAAAGGATGTGTTAAGATATGGTAATAAAAATAAATTGTGTTATTGTGTCACTACAGGAAAGATAAGTCCTTGGATGTTATATCAATGTGATAGTGGTTTACGCTTTATAGACAGTTTAGACCAATTTCAAGTAAAAATAATTATTGATTATATTGATCCTGAAAAATGGGCTATAAAGTTTAGAAAAAATCCTGATATTGTTAATATGGTAAAGGAAATATTAAATGAAGGACAGTATTAATTATCCACATAATGTAAGAATACAATGGAAAAGAAACGATACAATTATTGGATGGGATAATATTTGCATAGAAGCAATTGAATTGTTTGGTTTACCTGGAAATAGGTTTATAACACATTGTGATTATGATTTTATGGACTTTATGTTTAAATACGAAAAGGATGCAATATTTTTTTCGTTAAAATGTTTATAGTTCAAGCAAGAGTCAGATTTAAAAATGTTGATTTACTAGAGGATGCTTGCCGTTGGTGCAGCACATTTATAGGAACAGAAAACATAGATTGGTATTGGGCTTATGTCAATGATAGCCCGTTTGATAATAAAATTGATTTTTCTTTTCGTAATGAATCACATGCAATTTATTTTAAACTAAGATGGTTCTAAAATTTCCCAAGCATATGCATTATTATGATATTAGAAAGGGTTGGCAAAATGACAAACAAAACTGGTACCACGCCAAAGTTTATAACCAATTTTATGATTTTATAAGTTTTCAGGAATTTTGTTTTGAGATTATAGATTGGATATATAGTGAGCTAGATATGCCCGAACGTCATTGCCGTTGGACGTATGATTGTGATAAAATAGAAGTTAAGTTTAGATATATTAAGCATTATAATTGGTTTACTTTAAGATGGTGTTAATATGAATTTTCATTATTACAAATTAGATAAAAGACATACTGGACATAGTGATTTTAAATATGCTATTGGTTCGGGATCAGGAAAGATTTTTAAACAAAATAGTTTTTGTGAAATACGTGAATGGTGTTGGACAACATATGGTCCTAGCAAAGAGATTAATGAATGGGTAGAGGATTTAAAATACAGTACCCAATCCTCATGGCAACTAATAAGTTATGGCCCAATTACACATCACAATGAATTTTGGGCTTGGCAAAATAACTTTTACAATAGACGTATTTTTTTACGTACCGACAAAGAATTAGCATTGTTTAAATTAAGGTTTGAATAATGCCAAATCATGTAATGATTGATATGGAAACATTAGCGACTGATCCACATTGTGTTATTTTGACAATTGGTGCAGTAAAGTTTAATCCAAATGGTATTGGTGTAACACAAAAGTTAGAATTAAGACCAACTATTGAAGAACAATTAGAAGTTTATAATAGGAATATTAATGATGATACTTTACGCTGGTGGTCTGAGCAAAGCCCTGATGCACTTGAAGAAGCATTGGGAGACAGGGGAAGAAGTTCATTTACAGAATGTATGGATACCCTTTATAAGTTTTGTTGGAACTGTGATGCTGTTTGGAGCAATGGTGCATCATTTGATGTGGTCGTGGCTGAAACAGCCTTTAGACAAACT